ATGAATTACTGATTCAAATGTAGATTTGTTAAATGCGTCGACTGTATCATCATATATAATCATTTATTCCCCCTCAATCATTTCGTGTAAGGATTTATATTATCGTATTTTTTAATCACCTCTTTCGCAACGTCAGCATCTTCCCAACCCATAACATTAACCCACCGATCTCTATCTAGATCCTTATAATGTTCAAAAAAATGTCTGATGCATGACAGCAATCTTATTGGAACATTTTTAATATCAACATAATCAGCATAATAATCACCAATCGGTACAGTCAATATTTTATGATCTTCGCCCTCTTCATCTATCATTCTTAGAACACCTATTACCCTACACTTAGCAATACACCCCGATAATAAGGGATAAGGGCTTAAAACCAATACATCAATTGGATCGCCATCGGGAGCCAATGTGCCCGGCATAAATCCATAATTAGTTGGATAATGCATTGCAGTATCTAAAAATCTATCTAAATAAATATCCCCCGTATCTTGATCAACCTCATATTTAATGGGGTCTGATGCCATTGGTATTTCTATTCTAACCTTTATTATTTTTTCCATCATTAACCACCTTTACTATAATTTCGTTACCGTCTTCATCGACTTTGAAATCAATAATATTTCTATCATGGAGATTTTCTAAACAATAATTAACTCCAAATTCTAACCCATCTTTAGCTCCTGCGGAATAAGAAAATTTTACTGCTAAAGCAATAACAATTCCATATGCAATATACTCTATCAACTATACTCTCCTACTAAAATTACCTGTTTTTTTAAATTTTATCACTTCATCAAACCTTTCTGTCATATGATTTTTATGAGATATAACAAATATATTTTCATTCTCTAGGGTATTAAGGATTTTCATAAACTCTTCAGTACCATTATCATCAAGAGAAGAATCAAATATTTCATCTATTATCATAAGATTAGTATTCCCAGAATTTTTCATCTTAGCAATTTTCCGCCAAGTGAATAATAATGCAAGGTCAATTCTTTGTTTTTCTCCCTCTGAGAAATTATCGTAATTAAACTTATCTATATACCTAGAAAAGATAGATTCGTTAAATTCCTCATCAAGTTCGAACCTAGCATGAAATTCCATACTCGATAAATAACTATTTATTGTTTTATTTATTAGAGGAACATACTTCTTAATAATGGAAGCCTTGACACCTTCATCCGAAAGAAGATTCTTCATTACAGACATATATTCTTTATCCTGAATAGTTACCTGTAGTTTATCTTCAATTTTGGTAAGAGTTTCCTTCTTAGACTTTATTGATTCTTTTAATTCTAGAATTTCAATATTTCCATTCTCATCAGATAATATATCTTTCTCAATCTCTGAATTACTTGACATAAGAGATTGTATCATTGTATTATTCGTCTTTATGATAGATTCATGGAGTACGATATCCGAATCTATAGATTTAATATTATCAAGTTTACATTGTGTTGTACTTAACCTAGATGACAATTCATTTAGAGCGGTGGCGAGTTCGTTCTTTAAATTACCTTGAGTCGTGAACATAAAATCTTTAAATGTTCTGGTGATGTCTTGTTCGCATTCCGGACAAGAATCATTGTCAGAATAAAAATCTATAGATTTATGAACAGACTTCAATTTATTTCTGAGTTGACCATGAAGAATAGAAAGTTTTTTAGAATGGTTTTGTACATCGGATACATTCTCAATAGCTCTATGAAGTTTAGAATTAACCGACTCAAGCCTCTCAATGTCATAATTTAATTCCGAGATTTTGGAATTATTATCATTGAGTCGCCTGTTATTCTTATCATCAGAAGCTTTAGCACGACTTTTTAATGATTTAAGAGAGAGAACATTCACCTTAATTGTTTCGGAAAGAAGATTAAAACCATTGCTTAATTCCTTATGATCCTCTAGAGTTTTTCGAAAATTAATCTTGAGAAGTAAATTCATTAGACTGAATATTTTTATATCTAATAATTCTTCAACAACCTCTCTTCTTCTGGATGTTGAAAGTCTCATGAACGGAACATAAGAGCTTGAACCGAGAACGACGACCTGTGTGAATGCCTGATAATTCATCTTCAATATATTGCGTTCAAGGAACTTTTGATAATCCCTGACCTTAGCATCTTGATTTATAAGAACGGAATCCTTGTATATTTCAAATTTGTTGGGTCTTATACCACGAATAATATTATATTTAGAATTACCTACATCAAATCGGATATGTACCTCAAGATCTTTTTTGTTAATAGAATTGATGAGGTTATCTTTTTTAACGGATCTAAATGGCTTGCCATACAAACCGAATGTAAGTGCATCAATCAACGTTGATTTGCCATGACCATTTTTACCAATAATCATGGTTCTGTGATGAGACTCGAAATCAATCTCTTGGAACTCATTACCAGTGGATAGTAAATTTTTCCATTTTATTCGTTTAAATTTAATCATTCTATATTAGATGCCTCAACATATAATTCGTGCATTCTATTCGATAAATTATCATTTTCGATACCAGATATCTCAATAGATTGAATATATTTGCCTATCAATGAAGCTGTATCATCCGATACATCGACTTCTTCAATTATTTTAGAGTCAAGATCATTCGATTCAATAATTTTAAGATCTATGACGTTAATATCATTATACAACTTTGAGAGGAATCTGTCAAATTTATATAGATCTTTTTTATTGATTATTATTAGCTTAATGATTTTAGAATCGTATTTAGATACATCTTCAGTTTCGTAATCAATTTTAGAATCATCGTAATATATCTTTTCTAGAATGGTGTAGGGGTTGGCAATAAATTCCATTTCTAATGTATCAGTATCGAATACATGGAAACCTTTAGTCTCACCATAGTCAGACCAATTAATCTGGTATGGAGTACCAAGATAGTATATGGTAGAATTGTCAGATTTCTTATGAAAATGACCAGAATACATAGCCTCAAATTTAGAGAATATAGAAGGAGACAAACCAGATCTAGCAATTATTTGAGAGTTTAAATAGAATCCATTAATCTCTAGATGACCAAAACCAATCTTACATTTAGTTTGATCAATAGTCTTTAAAGCAGATTCAGAATTCTGTGGATTAATCCAAGGAACAAAAAGCATATCGAGTCCACCAATATTAACCTCTTCAACTTCTGAATAAGATGTTACATTGTCATAAAGCTCTGTTAATAGATCAATGGAATTAATTGTATTAGTATTTTTAAAATAAGTTGAATGATTACCTACTATACAATGAAGCGATATATCATTTGTACTTAATTTATCAAACCACATTTTCTTAGTAAGATTTAAGATATTATAATTAATATATTTTCTATGATCAAATGTATCACCAAGATCAATTACCGTTGATATATTATTTTCTTTTAAATAAGGGAAAAAAATATTATCATAAAACTTCTTAAAATATTCAGAGAAATGCATTGAATCATTTCTTGCTCCAAAATGTTGATCAGTTACACAAGCAATCTTCATTTGAAATAATCCTTTAATATTTCATTATAATATTCTCGAAGTTCAGTATTATCAGATGATACATCAATATCAAAGAGTTGCGATATATCTGATCTATGAATTAAACCTCTTTTAACATCTCGTTGCTTATTTTCTTTTTGGATCCTACGAATAAAGGCATAATATATTATTTGAGTAAAGTAAGAAAATGGATTACTTGATTTTTCTGGATTGAAATTATGTGCATAGGCTATACAATTTTCTATTCCGTCTAGTATCATTTCATCTTTATAAGTATAATTCCTAAAATTAGGTTTAGTTGCTAGATTCTTTGCTATCTTCATGAAACAGATAGCTGCTTTATCTGATATAGTAGGTCTTTTTTCTAGATTCTTATCTAGAAAATTCTGGTAGTTTATCCTATATCCAATCATTTCTTCTAGAAATTCTTTATTATCAACATAATGAACTGGCTTATCTTTTATCTTTGGCATTATATTTTCTCTTATTTAATATTATATTATAATACATTTTTTATTAATTGTAAATACAGATATTTTTAAGGTAGGTTACGAAATCCTACTGACCTAGTCCCTGTTAATTCAGGGATCTTAAATGGACTCATATTATCGTCCCGACCCGATTACTTTATCACGTTTTGCTTGTACTGACTCAGTGAATGGATGCACCGAAACATGGGTTTCGGTGGTAGCCTTTACAACCCGATAGCTTTCGACTCAGACGGTTGTTGTAGTTTATTGTACTGTTTAATATTATATCACATAAATCTTCTAATGTAAACTATAAATTAATTACCTCAGTTGAAACGTCAAATTCAGCTTCATTGTAGATATTATAACGAGCGTAAAAATGATTGAGTGTGTAATTCTTTCTTTTACCTTTTCTAATATCATCTGCTATATCATATACATTACATTTATCTTTAGAATCATGAACCCTGAGACCTCTACCTATAGATTGAAGGACTCGAACCTGTGATTTAGTTGGGAACGCGAAAATAATGTTATGAAGGTTCTTAATATTAATACCAGTTGAATAGGTTTGATATGAGGCTACAATTATGACATCATCATTAGCTTCGGTCACATCTCTGGTTTCTTCCCTTTCCTCTGATTTAACCATACCAGAAATATATCTAACATTTTTCTTCGTTAATGCTCTAATTTGTTTAGTTAATGGAATACCATGTTTTTCAACGTATTGGAAGAGAACTAGAGTATTACCCTCAAGTGACGTAGCAAGACGGGAAATGAATTGATTTCTCAATGCATTGAGAACAAGATAATCACATTCCTCTTGATATGTCTTAACTCGCATTGCTATCTTTTTATCAGAGACAGAATGATTTAATATAAGAGCGTTTATTTTAAGTTTTGATATTGTACCTGCATCCATTAATTCCTTAGTAGATACAACCTTCTTTGGTATATCAAATAATCCAGAGAGAACTAATTTATTAGATTCAGTTCCATCAAGTGTTCCGGTTAATCCAAATCTATACTTACAGGATGGAAGTTTCTCCATAATAGACTTGAGAGATGCTGCTTTAGCAAGATGCGCCTCATCTATGAATATAACACCAAACTCATCGAAATATGGTCTCTTCTCTTTATATACAGATTGCCAGGTTGAGATGTATATTCTTTTTTCTGATTTTTTATCTTTACCAGCAGTAATCATGTGGCAATTAGATTCAGAATCGAAACCATAATCCACAAAATCTTTAAACATTTGTGATACAAGAGATATAGTTGGTACTAATAATAATATCTTTTGATCTTGTTTGAGAAGATAATATCGAATTAGGCAGTAAATGATTAATGATTTACCAGAGGCAGTTGGACTTACAAGAAGAGCTCTATTTTGTTTTATTGAATGATGTATAGCTTCAGTTTGATAATCCCTTAACTCCAGAGGAATATTGAGATGATTTATGAATTCGGTGACATCATTTTTATCTGTATTATTAGATTCGTCGAATATAGAGAATGTGTAACCTCTGGTATCAGCAAACCTAACCACCTCAAATTTAAGACCATAATATATAAGAGATGTCTTGAGATTAAAGAGTCTTATTTTCCCATCCCATGCTCGAGTCTTATATGCCGGCATGAATTTCGCACCAGGAACTTCGAAGGTGAAATGATCAGATAACTCTTGCGCTATGCCTTTATCTGTTGATATAGATACGAAGATGTCATTTTTCTTGGTAATTATTAAATCTGATTTATTATTTGTTATATAATCCACTAATTGCCCGCCTGAAACTTTTCCCACTCAATTATATTTCTAATATGAAAAGACCTTGCACTTATTTCTTTTAATTTTTTCTCTAGGTCTTTCTCTTGTATTTCATATGATATGATTTTTTTCTTAAGCTCTATAACATTCGAATCACCAGAAATATATATGGAGACATCTGATTTTAATACCTTTTCTGGGAGAGGAAATTCTAAATAAATTGACGGATCTGCTTTACCGAGATAATATTTCCATTTATCTAGATATAAAACATCGTATTCCATTTTATACCACTTCAGTTTAGCGAGAACCTCATTATACTGATTCATGTATCTCGAGTATATTAGAGGTGTTTCCGCAGATTCTATAGTAAGTTTAGTTATATCAATTTTATCTAGATCCATTATGTAATTATACTACAATTCAATTCAATTGTAAACTATTTTGCTCTCTCAAAATGGAACGATGTGTATTCAAAATCTACCGTTGCAACGGGGAATACTATACCGGCATCCGTCGAAGTTAATTCAAGAGAACTGAGATTGACGGGGAAAGAATCCTTGAAAGTATACGTTCCTACCAGTGCATGAGAAGAATTGTGTATTAATATCTTTGAATCAGATATCGCGTCGTCAATTTTTTCGTATTCCGTATCTCTTATACTTATCAACCAATCTGAGATTTCAGTATAATTCAATAAATCTTCATCAACAAGAAATGTTAAAGACAGCGGGGTGAATACTAACTTATCACCGGGATGTTTAACGTCCGAGAATCTAGATATTTGAGGTGTAGCTTCGAGAGATATAGATGGGATCGACATTTCAGTACAAGAGAATTCAACCCTTGGAAACGATTTATTTACAAATTTAAAATGCGAATTATTATAAGGATTCATGGCAGTACCGAATTAGGATGGAGAATAATATTTATATTCAAAGGAGATCTACCCCTATTGCTTCTGAGATATTAGAATATCCATCGCGTTCAAGGAGCTTAACAAGACCCATATTGATTTCTGCAGAAATTTGTGGTCCATGAAAGATCATACCAGTGATAAGATGTATTAATGTTGCACCACTCCGTATTTTATGATATGCGTCCTCGGGTGTATCACAACCACCAATACCCACAACTATGAATTTATATCCAGAATCTTTGATATGT